ATGGTTAGATCTTCTACCAGAGGATTTAAAAACATCATCAGAATTATCTAGAGTTAAGTCTTTAGAAGATTTAGCGAAGAATTATGTACAGAGTCAGAAGTTTATTTCCAGCTCAGTGCGTATCCCCGCTGAAGATGCACCTCCAGAAGAGTTAGATAAGTTCTATTCTAGACTTGGAGTACCTGAAACACCGGATAAATATGAGATATCTGTGTCTGAAGACTTTAAAGCGCTAGGTATGGTACCAGATGACTCCATGCTAGAAGGATTCAAAAGTGTTTCTAAGAAGAATAACCTTACACCTAAGCAGGCACAAGGTGTTGTTGATGGGTACTACGAACTTGAGGCCGAAAAAGCTAAGGTGTTAGTTGAACAAGCTAACAATGAGTTCGCAGAATCTCAACAAGTTCTTAAAAAAGAATGGAGAGGGGCATACCAAGACAACGTGGATCTAATCAATGCCAACTTAACTAGGATTTTTCCTGAAGGTTCACTAGAAAAACTTAAATCTTCAGGTCTTTTAAGAGACGCTAATTTTATAAAATCAATTCATAGCTTGACAAAAATGTTAAGCGGTGATACATTATATATAGAGGGACAAGAAATAGCTGACGTAGATAATTCTTTAGCTGGTAAAGAAAAAGAATTACAGAAACTACTATACGGAAACTATAATAGTCCAGCTTCTCAAGAGAGAGCAAGCAAACTCTATGAAGAAATCGCAACGTTAAAGCAAGCGCAGAGACAGCAGGCGATGAGGAGAAACGCAGGGTAACCACCGTAAGGTGCCTGCAACTATGTTTCTCATCTACATCTTTTAGTTAGACCCGAAAGGGCAACCTAAATAGAAGATAATAACAAAAATTGATGTAGTACGAGTAGAAGCATGGAGAAAAGGACACATGATTTTAACACCTGCAATTGAGGAACGTTTTTCCTCAGAAGTAAAAAAAGCTTACCAAGTAAGTAAATCTAAATTTGAATCTCTCGTTACAGTAAGACCTGTTGATGCTGGTGATACAACCTACTTCAACAAGGCTATAGCTGGCGGAGAAGCACAAGCCAAAGCTGTATTTGGTAAAATACCAGATATCGGCGGTGGTATCGGAAGAGTAAAATGCGAACTTACAGATTTCTACGCTAAAGCTGAGATCGACAACCAAGATGTATCTAAAACAACTGTTAACGGCACCTTGATTATGTCTGATAACGTTAAAGCGGCTATCGAAAGAAAGAAAGATCGTGTAATTTTAACCGCAATGTCAGCTGCTAGTCAGGAAATCGCACACAACAGCGAAGGTATGACCATCGATAAAGTGGAAGAAATCTGGCAAACATTCTCAGACAACTTACTGTTTGAAAATGGAGAGTATCCGATCGTTATGGTAGGAACAAAGCAGTTCCAAGACCTAATGAACATCGATTCTTTCTCTAAAGCGGAGACAGTTGGCTATCAAGATATGCCTTATCTTGAAACAAAAGCTGTAAGCGGAAGAAAATGGTATGATATGACCTTCATTGTCAATCCTAAGCTTGACAAAACGGGCGATATCAGAACATGTTACGCTTTCGTTCCATCAGCTGTTGGTTTGGCTATGACACCTAGCGTTACTAAGTCTGTTGCGTTCGAAGACAACGATACAGATACAGTAAAGCACTGGGCTAAGTTCAAAGCTGGCGCTATAATCATCGATGATCTAGGTATTATCAAAATTGGATGTAGTGAAGCAGCAGTATCATCTTAATATTAGGGGCTTCGGCCCCTTTTATTAGAAAAATAAGTAGTAGTTAACCTTTAGGAGATAAAATAAATGGCACTAGATAAAAGACAATTTGCTAACGTAGCTGGAGCAGCTAAAGGACAGCAAATATTTTTCTACGCTACAACCGCAGACGCATTAGCTACAGTTACAGGCTCTGGTTACTTTAACCACACAGACTTAGCTGGTCAAATTGTTAAAGGAGACGTTATTTTTATTAACGCTTCTGACAAAACAGGGGCAGTTGTAGTAAACGCAGTAGATACAGCAGCTGGCACAATCGGCGTTGCCACTTTAATCACTGGCGTAGCACACAACTAGAACAGGGTATTGTAATATATTCTCAATAAGGGTATAATAGAAGAGTAAATCTTTATTATACCCTTATAGTATGTACAGTATTGGAGGCAAAATGAGTAAGAAAATTAATGTCGGTCAGCTTGGCGGATACACAAACGTAGGTAATAGAAATAATACCTTCACCTACATGACAAGTAAAGATACTTTAGAAGATATCGAGAAACTAGGATTCCTAGATACAGCTTTTGAAGTATTACAGGTAGGGGATTTGTTAAGAATCTTTATAGAAGGCGTAGACCACAAGGTAGACAAGATTATCGAGTATGTAATTGTAGACAAGGATACTCTGCATAAGAAATTATATAAGAAAAAGATTAATGTATGGTCTACCACATCATATGCAGTAGATAATAAGGAGTAGGAAATGAACTATAGTAGAGTAGATATAGCTAACTCAGCCTTAACAACACTTAGAAGTGAGGGGGTTACTAGTTTATCCGAAGACAGTTATGAGTCTAGGACAGTAAATACTAAATTAGATATGGCTATCGATACTTTACTAGGTGAAGCTGATTGGATATCTGCTACTAGGACTGAGGTATTAGTCCAAGTAGCGGAGACCTCTCCATATCCAGACGCGCTACCGTATATGTACGCGCTACCATCGGATATGATAAGATTATTGTCTGTCATTGTTGACGGAGACCCCTTCACAATATCAGATTCCTACTACGGAGACGCTTATACTCCTTCCTCTCAAGCATATTTAGTAGAAGGAAGTACGTTATATAGCCCGTCTGAGACATGCACTATACGTTATATAAAAAGAATAGCTCCAGCTGAGATGAGCTCTTATATGATAGAACCTTTAGTGACTTTACTGGCAGCGGAACTAGCCTATCCTATAGCTAACTCGGCTAATTATGGAGATTTACTTAGGAAGAAATATAGAAAAGAAATGGCAGAGGCAGCTTTTAAAAATGGATTAGAGATGAGTAATACATTAAAATCTGGACAGTCTATGACGGGGAGAGTTTTATGATAATTCCTCACAGACAGGAATCTTTTAACGCTGGGATATTATCTAAGAAGCTTCTAGGAAAGGTTAGTCTAGACCAATACAACAGCGCTTTATACGACGCCTTAAATACTATATTACTAAAACACGGTCCAGCCGTAACTAGACCGGGGTTTAAAACAGTAAATACAGTAAAGGACGTCACTAAATACCAGAGGCTTATACCATTCTCTATGAGCTCTACTACAAATATATTATTAGAAGTAGGTGTAGGGTATTTCAGATTTTTCACTTTTGATGGACAAAGTGTCGGGGCTATAGAAGATCCGAGTAATCCCGGGCATCCATTAGAGGTATCTAACAGTTTGACGGAAGCTCAAGTAAAAGCTATACAGTACGCCCAATCAGGAGACGTACTATATATGGCGCAATCGGCTATAGCTCCTAAGAAACTATCTAGGACTTCAAATACTTCATGGTCGTTTAGTGATATTACTTTCTTAGACGGACCTTACGAAGACATGAATACAGATACAGCTAAGAAATTAACCCCTTCTGCCACCACAGGCACGAATAAAACTTTAACAGCTACAGGCTTTACTCCTTTTACAGCTGACTGGGTAGGAAGGCATATAAGATTACAGAACCACGCCACCGAAACGCAGTGGGGATGGTGTAAAATTACAGGATATACTAGTTCTTCTGTGGTTACAATAGATATTGTGGAGGATTTTGCCTCAACGACCGCCACATCTTACTGGCGAGTTGGTGAATGGAGTAAGGTTACTGGATACCCAGCGACTTTAACTATACACCAACAACGCCTTTGCTTTGGTGGATGGTCTCCTTTAGCTACACAGAAGATTGTGGGATCTAAACTATTTAATTATACTGACTTCTCCCCTACCCAGCCTAACGGCGAGGTTACCTCTGAAGAGGCTTTCTCCTTTGACTTATCTACAGAGAAGACTAGTAATATTAAATGGCTTAGATCCTTTGGTTCTTCTCTTATTGCTGGGACAGATGGGTCTGAATTTAGTCTATTTCCTAGTGGGCCTACTTTAGCGCCTACCGATATAGCTTCAAAAAGAGAGTCTACGTATGGTTCTAGTTCAGGAATACCTGAGATAGTAGGTTCTAGTATAGTATTCTGCGAGAGATTAAACAGAAGATTAAGAGCTATATCGTACGACTACGTTTCAGATTCTTATAAAGGACCTGATCTAACGATTCTTTCTGACGACGTTACCTTAGCTGGTGTAGAAGAGATAGTGTTCCAAGCGCAGCCTCATTCTATCTTATGGGCTAGGTTATCTGATGGAACCTTAGCGGCTATGACCATAGACGACGACCAAAAAGTATACGCATGGCACAAACATACCTTAGCCGAGGGTGGCTTAATAAAATCTTTAGCCGTTCTTCCCTCAGCCGAATACAAGCAGGATATGCTATTCGCTATAGTAGAGCGTGCAGTAGACGGAGATACAGTAAGAACTATAGAAATGCTGGATAGATTCTTTGATGGAGGACTAACTCCAGAGGAATATAATTTCCTTGATTCCAGCTTAACTTATAGCGGAACTGCGGTGTCTACACTTACAGGTCTAGAGCATCTAGAAGGAAAGACAGTACGAGTCACCAGCGAAAACGCAGTTATAGGAGATTTTACTGTAGTTAACGGAGAAGTATCTCTAGAAGTTGAAGTTACTAAAGCAGTTGTAGGACTTCCGTACACTCACTACATAGAACAAATGCCTTTTAAATCTCCTAATAAAGATAGTATAGACTATGCACTAGCCAGAATTAGTATGTGTGACTTAGTTTTAATTACAGATAACACCACAGGATTGAAGGTTAGCCAAGGTGGCTCAGCTTCTTCTGAGATAATATGGGCTAGAAAATTTAATGACTATATGGACCAAGCGCCTACCCCTTATGACCCTACTATAACGGTTAGAGTTCCTTCAAAGTGGGGTAACTTTTCAAGACTAAGAATAGAAGGGACTAGCGGAATACCGTTCATGCTTATAGCGACAATAGCTGGAGTAGAAATAAATGCTTAAACGAGTACCTTTTAGAAAAGAACACTTCGATTTATTAGAACCGAAGGAAGACGAGGAAACATTATTTCACTATAATACCTTTAGTAAAAACGATATGTATAGACAAGCCCTAGAAACAGGGGCTACCATGTTCACATTCTTCTCCGACGACAAAGTCATTATGATAGTTGGGGGATATAGAACTACACCATCTACCGCGGAGCTTATATTATATGCCAGTAGATATTTTGACGCTAATATGATAAGATGTATAAAGGAACTTAGGAAAATGATGACCGTGGATAGAGATGAGTTTATACCTGCGGACATATGCCGATTAGAAATAAATGTTAATATGGCTTTTCCAGAGTTAATTAAATGGGCAACTAAAGGAATTAACTTTACCCCAGTAGGCGTTAGACATAAGTTCGGCCTAGCGAGACAAGACGATTATCTTCTTTTAGAAAGGGTATTATAAATGTCATTGTATGAAGCTTTAACTGTAGGATTAGGTGTAGTACAAAGTGGAATATCCATGTCGGGATATATCTCTTCTAGCGACGCCTTTCAAGAAAATGTAAACGCAGTTGTAAACGCGGCTGCAGCTAATTCAGCTAACGCTAATATGGAAGGACTAATCGAATTACATAACGCTAAATTCCAGCAGCGTCAACTAGAGGGAATGAACAAAGCTTCCATTGCTGCTTCAGGAGGAAATCTTTCTGGAAGTGCTATGGACTCCCTGATGTCTCAGGACCAAGTAAATGACTTTAACAACAAATTAATTTTATATAAAGCTGGTTTAGCTTCTAGAAATGCCTTGATAAATGCTAAGAATGATATAA